TACCATATGCGCAAGATATGGATTGGTGCACAGTGCACGGAATTGAGACCATTCCGAAACCTAACTTACCCGATTATACAAATCGATGGGCAACAGTTCAAGGAGTTAGTTTGACAGCAGATACGAGATTAGGAACGAAACCAGTTATTAATGGTGATGTGTACTTAATGACATTAGAACCATTGAGAGCGCCTTTAGGATTACCTCAAACAGTTACAGTTAACATGTATCAGACAGCAGGAAATGGATTTGAAGTATCGCAAGTGGGTCAGATGTTCACACCAGTTGCACCCATGGGTTTAGAGAAGAAGGCATCAAGAGCGCAAGCTCCAGTTGTAGCAGAACAATCAGGAGAGACGAAACCGACAAATCTGGACACTTTTTCACATGGAAAGGCAGTCCCAGAATCATTAGCTAAAACTAATGTACCGACAACCCTAATTAATGCAGAATTTTTTAAAGGACAAAATTTTATGAATATTACACCATTAATTCGAACACCAGGATTTCAGAATGAGATCTTTTCACAAGGAGCAGTTGGAATTGCAAATTTTCTTGTTTGGGGAACGAGAGTTTCTCCATGTACGGGAGTATATCCAGCAGGATGGCTAGGATATTATGCGAGAATTTTTGCAGGATGGTCAGGAGATCTTGACTATACTTTTTTGAGTAATCAGGAAGTTAGAAGTAATATGACAGGATATGTGAACCATGTACCCATGGTTGATACGACATATGATGAAATTCAGTTTGCGACAGCAGCTGGACCGGTTGAATTTGCTAAAAGGAATATGTTAGGATTTAGAAATGATTTTGTAAACTTCAGTTTACAGAAATCGGTAACAGTTCGAGTTCCATATGCAAATCAAAGCAACTTTTTGTACACAAAATCATTGCAACCGAGTTCCGATCTGGGACCAGGTTCATTGAAGTTGTGGGAAAACTCGACATATGCAGATAACGGAATGTTGTATTTCTTTTTAAGACAATTACCCGCAGAGACGATTATAGATGTGTTAATATCAGCAGGAGACGATTTTAGATTTCATTTTCTAGTACCACCACCCGCATTTTTATTGGGAAC